TTGTATTTTCCATAACTTTTTTATGTAAAGTACTATTGAATTATTTAAATTAAACCTGTCAAAAGTCATGTTTTACGAAAATCTTTGCCTTTCATGGTAATAAAATTGAATAAAGCATACATTCTACTGACTGTCCTATCATCATATTTATCTTCCAAAATATGAGTAGGAAAATTAGTTGTGGCGAATGTTAGCAGTCTTTTTGAGTATCTCTCCGACAGTACATGGCTTACAACGTCCAGAGTATTACCATAATGCTTAACCTGATCTGTTTCAACTCCAATATCATCAATACAAAGAACGTATCTATTGCAATAAACCTGAATACCGTCAAAAGCATTATTCATAAACATATTAATCATTTGATTTACATCAACAACTTCGTAATTCATTCGATATGTTTTGCCTTTCATTATAAACTTAGTATCATCAATCTGTCTATAAACTGACATGACTTGCATAGCTAGTGTTTTGCCTGTTCCGGTTGGACCTTGTAACAATAAGCCTTTAGTTAAATCCCCCTTAAAGTCGGGATCAGCATGAAAATAACGGATCAGTTCTTTGTATATTTCTTCTACATTCGGAGTTAAAGCAAAAGCAGGATCAATGCCTTTACCTATCCTGTCAATCACAGAAAGTGCAACATCCATTTTATAAGGTATATAATGAACTCTAATTATCCCATTCGCTGTTAATCCGCTTAACGCTTCTTCTATTGTCTGAGCTATTGTTTTCATTCTTATTAAAGTTATTTTTAGTCCAATAGGTTAATGCTGAATCCCAATTTTTCATTTTATTTTTTCCTACCATCCATCCATTTGCTTCATATTTTGAAAAAAACAACTCAGGTGTAAAAGATACTATCTGTCTTTCTTCCATCCTAATTTTAATTTCTTCAAATGTGGGTGGAATATTACTATATTTCTTTTCTTTCTTTTCATTATTATCATTCTTATTATTATTGTTTGTTGTCACTTGCTTGTCGTTTGCCTGTCGCTTGCCTGTCAGTTGTTTGTCTGGTTGCTTGTCACTTTCTATTATACTACATTGATAACTTTCATAATTACATATAGTTATAATACTATATCTGTTTGTCGTTTTCCTGTCTATTTCTTTAGTTTTTTCAAGTCTATCAAGACATGTCCTTAAAGTTCTAATACTTATACCCGTTTTTTTATTCAATGAGTTTAATCCAGTTAAAATCTGTCCTCTTTTAACTTCAACTCCTCTCCAATTTCCAACTTCGTGATTTGCATTAAGAAGTAAGTGAATAAAAAGATGTACCATTTCTGATATATTATACCATTCCCATTCATCAAATTTTCTATATAATTTTACCCATCCTTCCATCACAGACCTCCAAAATAAAATGCCCAACGGCAAAAGAAAAAACCAGGTAGGATGTTGCGAGCAAACCTTTCCTGGTATCCTAGTGCCGAAGGGCAAATATTTAAATCGAAATTTTGAGTTCTAATCATGTTGCTCGCTTTTAAATACATTGCAATTTAAACCTTATTTTTGAATAAACAAATAAATTTAAAACAATTTTAACTGAAGTTTGTAATTCTCAAACCTCTTTACGGAAGCATCAAAGTAGTCTTTATCCAGTTCGCAGCCGACAAAGTCAAACCCACCGTCATAACAGGCAATCCGGCTACTGCCAGAGCCTAAATGAGTATCGAGTATTTTGTCGCCTTGTTTAGCGTAGTTCTTTAGGAGCCATTTGTAGAGTTGTACGGGCTTCTGAGATGTATGTATTTTCTTTTCTCCACTATTGATATATCCAAATCCAATCCAATCAATAGATACCATTCGGGTAATTGATTTGAAACTTGTCTATGCAAGTTCGCCATCTGAAAAATTAATATTATTAGGATTTGTTTCTTTTTTATACCAAAATACCCATGCCTTAGTTGGAAATAGAAATTCTGTAAAATAATTACCTCCCCAAATAATTTGATTTTTACTCACTCTCCTTAACTCATCAAAATATTGTTTTTCAGGTATTTTATTATCCCATTTCTTTTGAGTAAATTTTAATTTATTATTAAATGTATTTGCCTTTCCTGATTTACCCTTAACTGTTTTATTACCATCCTCACCTATTCCATACGGCGGATCAACAATAGCCAGATCAAACTGCTTATCTTTGCAGGTAGCCATGTATTCCATGCAGTCAATTAGGTAAACTTCAGAGATAGGCATTTTTGTCACTCTTTTAACATTCGTATTTCTGCACTCATTTCAGGAATTGTTTGCGTGTGCCTTGTAAAAAGTAGTTGTGTATGAGTTGGAACTGCTCTTTTGAAACGTAATTCTTAGATGCGTGCGCACGAATATGACATTTCTGAATACATAGACTCATTAAATTTTGAATTACATCCTTACCTTTTCCCCTACCATTAATGTGATGAATATTCAGTCCGTTGTTAATCGGAAATTCTTTCATGCAACCTTCGCAATACCATGTGTCAGTTTCGCCAATATCAAAATAGCCCAGGTAAACTTTAACGTACTTTTGCATTACATAAAGTTAATCAATTGTTTCTCAATATCATCCTTTGTCGCTCCAATATCCTCAATTATCTTGTCCAATACTCTTGAATAGACATCTTCAAACTCATCCTGTTCCATGCTCGCAAAACTTATAGAATCAGGATCATAATAAATGCCTTTAGGAGTTGTGTAGGCTGTGAAGAATCCTGCTTTTGTAGTCATATACTTCCTGTAAGTATCAAACGGCATATCGAGTTTTGTATTCTCATGACCAACATTAAGCATTGCAAAAAACTTACGATGGAATCCTACATTGCGAGGATTAGTAATCTCACATTGATAATCGATTCCTAACTTTAATTTGCGTTTCTCATCAAAGTCGGACGGATAAAGAGGCACAAGTCCTACGATAGTATTTCGACAAAATATCTTCATTCTGGCATAAATGACGGGTCACCCTCTGCTCCTGGTAGGTCATTAATATCTGACATTGCACCGGTTTGAACTTTGCCTGTCTTTGGTTCTGGTTTGTCATCCTCTTTTTTCGATCCTGCAAAATGCAACTTATCACCGATTATTTCTGTCATATATTTTGTAATTCCATCTTTATCCTCCCATGACCGATAGGATATTTCACCTTCAATGATGACTGAATTACCCTTTTTAACGTACTTTTCAGCCAGTTCTGCGAGTTTTCCCCACAAAACGATGTTATGCCATGCCGTCTCTGTGATCTTCTCACCTGACTGATTAGAATACGTTTTATTGGTAGCCAGACTGAACTTTGCTACTATCTTACCGGATTCAAGTCTTTTGACCTCGGGATCTTTGCCAACATTGCCGTACAAAATTGCTTTATTCATTGTAATCGTATTTATTATATTGGTTTATTAATTCTTTTATTTGAGGAATCGCTATCCTGAGTCGTTGTTCATAAAATGTAAACAATTCCAGATCAGGTGCTACACGAATTATAAATGGTTTCATTCCTTCAACGTATGACATGAAATCACAGAATTTCAGTCCAGTTACAAATAATTGCCCTTGTACCTGATAATGATATTCAGTCGGGAGTTTATTCCACATAATATATCCCATGTGAGTTTTCATCAAAGGGCATTTTATCTCTAAAAGTCCGTCATCTATTAATCCATCAGGACTTATCCCGATCCATTCTGCAAACTCTGTATCTTCATCAGGTGAAATAAATCCGGCAGTCTTAACTTTATTGTCTGTAAATTCCTGGTAAACATTACGGGCAATAGGCTCCATTTCCAGACCTTTCTCCATTGCAGCATTGACATACGTTTCTTCTGTTCTCTGAGTAATTATTTCGCATGCAATATTAGTGAGCAAGTCTTTATATGTATCAGTAGTTTCTTTTGCTACAAGCGACTTAAAACGAGTGCTTGTAATACGTCCGCAACGTACTTCATGCCATGCCTCTGAATGTTGATCTATATTATGTATAATCATGATTCTAATGTTTTGTCCATTTCAACCATTAAATCGAATAAGATCCAAGCATAATCAGAAAGTTCTGTCATTTGAATCCTTCCGGCAACTGCCAAGTCCTTAGAATAAGAGACTGCAAAACCTGAATAACGGGATTTCTCTTTGCTGAGTGCCTTGCCGAAGTTTGACTGCCTGTTTTGCATTGGTGGTTTAATAACAATGTATTCTTTTAGATTACCCTGTTTGTCAGTATAGGTTTTTGTTTCCTCTGTAAACTCCGCTTCTTCACCGGGAATGAATTTCTTTTGATCTTTTGACTTTGAATTGTAAACCGCAACTATATCATCATATTTTACATGAAAAGAATATAGTTTACCAAATTTACTGTCAAATTCTTTAATAAATTTCACTTCTGCAATTGTAGCTTTCATATTTCAGGTTTTAAATTGTTTCAGATTTTAATATTTCGGTAGTCTTTGCTCCCTTTTTTATTTCGTCATAGACAAACTCCGCAACTGCAATATCCTGAGTTGCTTTCCGACACATACCGTCAACCATTACAAAGTACCAATCACCGGTATAGTCTGTTTCTTTTTTAAGTTCAATTTTCATAATATTAGATTTAAAATAAGTGGTCAATTAACTTTTGATAAACAAATCCCCTATTCTCATTAAGTTCGTCAAGTTCTTCTTCATTCATTTCAATGCCGTTCATATCGGCTGAAAGAATAAATGCATCACAGAAGTCAGGATAATCATCCATGTCAACCTGGTCGAACTCGATATTATCTATTTTGTCAAGTTGTAGTCTGCGGGGATAATCAACCTCATCTTGGTTCCCACTAAAAGCACCGTAACCCTCCGGTTCTCTCATCCCTGAGTTGAAACTATCTATTTCTATTGGTGTGGTAATATCTATTTTCAT